TTTCTGTTCTTGGATTACGAGTATTAAACTCGTTAAATAATTTTATCTGTTGAACTTCAAATTTATCTACTGGTCTTGCGATATCTGATGCAAACTTAACTTGATTTTTAATACCTGATCGAGTCAGGTATGCCATCATCTGTTTGTATTCTTTTGGAGTCATTATTCTCCTAACATTCTTGCGATACCGCCTGATGCAAAGTCATCTTCATAAGGTCCATCATACTCACCTTGTCTTCTAACAACTTCTTCTGCTTCAGCTGCGGAGTCTGCTGTTATTGC